AATAAGCCCTGCGGCGAAGGTGTTAGCCATGGTTGTTTATTAGTTGTTAGTGGAGAGTTTTTCCCAGTTGGCTTTGCGGAATGCAGAGCGTTCAGCTGGGTTGGTGATTGCGTCGTACTGGGCGCGGATAGACAATTCAATGGCTACCTCGGCAAGTGCAACAGGAGATGGGTGACCCGTAGAGGCGAGAATCTCGGATGCCTTTTCGGCGATGTGCTGTTCGATATTTGCAGCGTCATCTTCAAGCTCGGTGACGGCCTTAAGCGATTGCTCAAACTTGGATTGCAAACTGACAAGGTCTTGGCGAGCGGTGACCAGCTCAGCTTGTAGAGCGACATTAGCCTCACCTACTGCGAGCAGTTCGGTGATGGTAGCGTTAGCGGTGCTTAGCTCAGCGCGAAGTGAATCGTTCTCGACGAGCGATGCCTCGATCTTCGCGGCCTCGTCGTTACCGGGAAACAATTTGGAAAGTAGTCCAGTCATACCCTTTGCAGCGCTGTCAAATTTCGACTTGTCTTTGCCGTCCTTGATGACGGTGTCAACGAAGCCATTTTGCATCGCTTCATCGGCGGTCATCCACGTTTCTGCCATCATCATTTTACGGATCTTGTTTTCATCCATGCCAGACCGCTCGGAGTAGATGCCAGCGATCTCGGCGCTGATGCTTTCGAGTAAATCAGCCTGTTGCTTGAGTGCGCGTGCATCACCGGCGGCGATAGTGCTGGCTTCGTGAATCATGACCCGGCTGCCAGCGGTCATCTCGCGCTGGTCACCGGCCATTAAGATCACGCTGCCCATGCTGGCGGCGAGTCCGTTTACCCTGGTGGTGACATTGACTCCCCGCGCCGACATGGAGCGCAGTGCGTTGTAAATCCGCTGGCCCTCGAATACTGATCCGCCAGGCGAATTTATTTCAACCTCGACCAACTCGAGCGCATCGCTGGCAGAGCATACCACCTCGCCAATGCACATTTGCGCCAGCACTGCGGATTGACCGTATAGGCGGTCTAGGTCGTCGATGAGTTTGTCGGCGCTTTCTTTGTTTACCCCGGAGTTTAATTTGATAACTCCTGCGCGGTTTTGGATTTCAATTTTCATGGTTGGATTTGAGTATTTTGATCTGATGGTGCCATCTCGTTTGGGGTCAGCATGGACATCTCACGATCGTCGATGGTGACCCCGTAAAGTTCTTCCGCTCGCCGAGCTGCTAGCTTGCGTAGTGCGACTTCCTGCGCCCGTTCTGCGTAGTGCGCCTCGAGCGTTTTGCCTCGCATACTGACGATGTCGCGCATGTTGGCCGCACCCATTTTCCAGAGTGCTTCAAGTTCCTTGGTGATGCGGCCGTCATCGATTGTCAACTTGGGCGGTGTGCTGAATTCCCAGTTGTACCAATCCGCAGATGCTGGCAGGTCGCCACGCTTCTGGGCTTTCGAGATGGCATAGCCGACCAATCGCTTGGCGGCGTAAAATAGCAGGTCTTGCCTGTCCTCGATGGAGCGCTGCGCCATGGCGATCTCGGTGCGCTGAGCGGTGCCACCACCGGCACCGTGGCCATCGTAAAACGCCATGCTCCAGTTGAGTCCCGCCAGCGCAGATTTTAACAGGCGGTTGTGGAAATCTAGGAATGGATTGCCAGGGCGATTGTTTACCAGCGTCTCGATCTTGCCACCCGAGTTGCTCTTGAAATATCTGACGGTTCCGCCATCGAGTGACTCGACTGTCATGCCCTTGCCCGTCTCGGTGTCGCCGACCAGTGCGTTGTACGGATCATCGTGGTCTGGGCCGCCGTTGTCGTTGTACTCGACCAAAGAGATCGAAGACATCTGCAACATGGCAAGGCGTTCCCAATCGTTCGACTGTATCATGTCGCGGCAGTCATTTATGCAGTGCGTCAATGCTGTTAGACCGCGGCTTTGGTATTGCCATTCTGGATCAAATAAGTGGATGACATTTTCAGCTAGCAACCACTGGTCAAGCTCACCATTTTTGTCGCAGAATGCATAGGCTTTTGCCTCGCCGCTTTGATAGTGAACGATGCCGTCCTTGAGCATGCCGCCCTGGTACATCTGCCCGTCAGCAAATCCCTTGGGCGTAGCGATCCGGTGTGCCGGTATGCCTTGGTATTGCGGAAAACCTGTCGCCGTCTCGGTCAGCAAGATAAAGATTTCACCATCGACATCGATGGAGGATGACCACCCAAACAAGTTGGTTTTAAAATCATGCATGCCGCCTCTGGCATCACCGATTTTGTAGAAGATATCGTTGAGAAACTTGCCAGCAATGTTTCCAAACTCCTCGTCAGCGCCCTTGTAAATCGGCACGAATGCCCTGCCGACGGCATACATGCTGCGCTGGTTGATGGCATTCTTGATGGGTCCAAAGTTTAGATAGATCCTGCGAGCGTGGCTCTGCAACGTGATGCGATCATTCGACGGCACGAGGTCTTCGATGTCGCGCTTTTGCACCGGCTCCCACGGCCTGTGGTAGTTTTGCTGCGCGGCCCTTGCGGCTTTATAGTTAACCTGCCTGCCGAATTGGTCGAGTATTGCCATATGTTTACGTTAAAAAAATCTGGCTCTCGACCGGGATTGCATTGGCACAAACCCGGCGGCCAAGTAATCAAGTGCCAGGCGCAATGCGTTTTGCCTGTCTCCCTCGTTCAGCCCGATCATTTTCTGCATGGTCACCGAGTTCTTGGTGGCGCTCGTCATCATGTCCATGCCGCCCTTGGTAAGTGCGCCAGCAACCGATGAGTCAAATGCAGCTTGGATCGCGGCGATGCGACCAGCATCACCGATTGCATATTGGAAAAGATTTCTCGCCACATCTCTTGCGTTTGCTGCCATCCCTCAAAGGAGGCTTGTCAAACATTGAAGCCCGGGATGAGTTTGAGCATTAAGGCCGCCACGATCTGCATGGCCTCGCAATCCCAGGCGTGGTTGTCCTTTCTGAATCTTTTCCAAATCATTTGGACCTGTTTTGTTTTGGCATTAACAACCTCTACCTTACGTTCTGCGTCGATTTGCTTGACGTATTCTGGTGATGTATCATCTGGCAATTCCCAAGCTGGCCCTTTTCCCGTGCGGTATGCATAAACAATGTCTTTGATCCGATCACTGCTCCAGTTTGCAAAACGGCAAGATGTGCCATCTAGCGCAATCGCTCTGCCAAATTTTTGAAATGGTCTGTCTACTATCTTGCCGTCTCTGTTCCTCCAAGGGAAAGATTCAATCCCGCTTCCTTTTAACGCAGTCCAATCCCGTTTTGCACAGGCAGAATAAACAAAATCTTTACCTCCAAAACCGGAATCTACAAAGACCATTGTAGAGCTTACCTTGTATCGCCTGGCTATTTCTTCAGCTTCATGAAGTCCCTCTAATCGACCAAAAAGAAGTTTCATGCTTTCGCCATTTGCTCGCCATGCACGAAGTACAAACCAAAAGTGATCCGCCTGAACGTCTATAGTTAGGAATCTCATTCTTGTACCTTTCACTACCATTTCATCTTCTATCAACTTTCCGTCGGCATACTCGGCAATCGTGTAGCCATCCCCGATCAGTTCTTTTCGGTTGTCGGTCAGGTCTTCTTCCCACGTTTCTGCTAGGCGCTTTTGAATAAATTGCCGCAGCGGATCGACGTTGCCGACTTTGATTGCGTCCTTGGCCTCGAGCCACAGCAGGACAATTTCCCAGAGCGGTTTGCGCCAGTTGGCAAGCACGTTGTAGTGAAAGCCGACATGACCTGGCAGTCCTTCATGCGTTGCGATATACCTCCCCGATTCCGCAATCGCTCGCCGCGGTTGTGCCGAGTCCGCGCATGTCCACTTGCATTCTGGGTCTTCGCATTTCATGTGCGCGGTTTGCGCCCTGGCTAATGCTGGTAGTTTCTCGTCCTCGCTGTAGACTACGTTTACCCACCGCCATTGCTGAGTTAGTTTACAGAGCGGACAGTCAAAACTAAATTCACGTTGGTCAGTATTTGCCCACGCTTTGTCGAGGTCGTCGCCCTTCACGCCTGCTTGTGAGAGGATGTAAAATTGTCTGTTCCACCTGTCGTGCAATCGCCCTCGGGCTTCGTTGAGCATGCCAGGTCTGTATTGCCACGCTTCGTCGCAGAATACCCGGCGCATCGACTTCGATTGTAATCCGCTGAGATTTGCGCCGGTCAGGAAAAGACTCATGTGCGGAAAGAGAACCTGCATCTTGCGCTTCTTGTGCCGATCCTCGGGTAGCAGCGCCGCTGTCTCAGGCGTGTTGCGGATCGCGTAGTCCATCCGAGTTTCAGCCCAGTCCTTTAGGTCGTCATCAGTCTGACCGACCAGCAGCGTCGGTCCGGGGTCTTCGGCGATGATGTATTGCAACGCCGCCTCCATGAACGTGGTTTTGCCGGTGCCGATCGGGGCCAGTAGGACCACCTCTTTTGCGTCCGCGTTTGCCATCGTGTCGAGCGGTTCGCGCTGCCACGGTGCATTCTCGGTCTGGTACTTGGGTGTCAGTCCATCCATGATCGCCACGCGACCACTCGCCCAGTCTGCTGGTGACAGTCGTGCTGGCGGCCTGACCGCTACGCGGAACATCCGCAGAATCGATTCTATTCCGGCTGCCATATTTTAGATGCCTCTGAATTCAGCATTGCCATCGTCTCATCGACCTTGGATTTTATCACCTTCTGCATACCCGCTGGTGCCATGCCCTCGAGCATCGGTGGTAAGTCCGCTTCCATCCGCATGATTGCCGCCTTCACGGCGGCACCAATCCGCAGCATTGCCTCCTCGACCATCGACCGGCTGACGTATGATCCCGCCGCTTCCCGCAGTTTGTAGGCATTCACTAAACCGTCGATCTGCGTCTTGATTCGCTGTGCCTCGTTCTTGTCGGTGCAATGTGCAAGCTCGGAGATGAGGCGCTCGGTGTGATCGGATGATTCAACCGGGTCGCTTGGCAACGGTGCCGATGGCACTGGTTGCCATTCGGGCTTGAGTGTCTTTGGTAGGATGCGGCACCTGGAGATTTTGGTCCGAACATCAGCATCGTCCCAGACGTTTACGCCAGCACGTTCCCAGTTCGACAAAGTCTGGATGCTGATGCCGATCTCTGCAGACCGCTGGTTTCTGGTTTGCTTTTTCATATCGTTGGCAGCAAATGACTCATTTTGACAAAAAGGGATGATCCGTAACCCCGATCGTTTCTGGCAGTTAGGAGTCTCCTTACTGGGGGGCGGTTGGGTGGCCTCACCGCAGCGATGATCTCAGCATTTGCAGTCGTTTCTCGACCGGCTCAAGCAATGCGATTGCTTTGTTGATCTGCACGTTGTCCCACGCTTTAAACTGATCCAGCATCTTCCTATCCCACATCGTAAACGATTTGGATATGCCCTCGATCGTGATGATGCCGCCTGACTTGTCGCTTGGGTTAAGGCTTGGCTTTACCTCAAGGCGAGGAAGATCTAGGTCTAGCTCGAACTGTTGCTCGCATTCTGCTACATAGTCTGCGCCCCATTTATTCTCGGCATATTGTCTGGATTGCTTAACAAAACTTCTTGCGGCATATCTGTAAAAAAGCAATTTCTTGTGTTCTGATTCCCATTCATCTTTGGTCAGGTCATTGCTTAGGCTTAGCTTCTTGGCGTTATGTTGTACGATGTCAGTCATATTTGTGTTTGGCTTGGATTGTAGGTGATTGAGCCACCTTGCTGTATATCTCGCGGGTTGAGTTGCGCTTGCGAAACGTCGTGTTGTCCACGTCATTGACCTGACTCGATAGCAGGTCACGCCAGGCGATGACGTAATGCGAGATGAGCGCCCGGGTAACGCCGAGCTTCTTGGCAATTTCGCTTTGTGACTTCACGCCGTTCAGCTCATTGAGGTTAAAAGCAATGGCAAGCGAGTGGATCATCACCACCATGTTCTTGCTCTGAAGCAGCATGCCGATGACGCTGGCCAGCATACCGGCCTCGAGTCGCCTCGACTGGTCATGCGCGTAGTCGATGATGCGCTGAGCCGTCTCTAGAGACACGCCAAACTCGTCGGCGATGATCTCTTGCTCGGTGTCGATCGCCGCAGCAATGTCGTGCGTATAAGATTTCTCATGCAACACAGTTGCAATATTACTCAATTAGCAAATGCAGTCAATATGCATTTATTGCATGGGTATCGACAAGGGTGCATTAGCGATGATTAAACCGTTGATACTGCCCGTCCAATGTTAATTTCATCGTCGAGTCGCGTTGACCATTCCTGAGCTTACAAATCTTAATCCCGTCCTCGACGATCATCAGCAGAGCATCGGCGTCCTGCTCGATGGCCCGTGACTCCCGCGTCTGGCCTGAGTCGTTGAGTTGAGTCGCGCTGATCACCGGACACTGTAGTCGCTTTGCCAGTTGCTTCAGCCCACCGCTCACCTTGGCGATCTCCTCTTCTCTGCTTTCGCCCCGCGCTCTAGATCCACGGATGAGTTGCAGGTAGTCCACCACCACCAGCGATATGCTACCGTTCACATCACGGATGCGCTCGGCCTCCGTCTCGATAGTATCCAGCGTTTGTCCTGGCGAGCAATCCACCCACAGGTTGCTGGCGATTAAATTTTCCACCCCGCGCTTGATCTTTGCCAACTCTCCAGTGTTCGCACTGCGAGGTTGAGTGATGGTCCCGTAGTCCACATGCACCATGGTCGAGATTAGTCTGCCTATAATCTCGTTCGCCATCATCTCCAGGCTAAACACCGCCACCGTTTTGCCGTTGGCAATAAACTCGGATGCGATCTGCAACATCAGCACAGATTTGCCTCGGCTCGGTTTGCCTCCGATCACCCAGAATTCACCCGCCCTCATACCGCCGCTGTGCGCGTCCAGTTCGGCGATGCCGGTGCTAGCCCCGGGGATGTCACCGGCGGCGTGATCGTTCTGGTATGAATTGATAAACGCGTTTGCCGCGTCCTTAGCGGTCACAGCTCTTAGTTTGCCGCTGACGGCCGCTGTGAGTGCCGCTAAGGTGCCTTTAGCCGTCTCGATTGCCTCTTCGCTGTCATTTGCCCCATCGAGCGTCACCGCGCCCGTGATGGCTATCCTGCGAGCTTTCGCCTCTCTGAGTTGTTGCGACCACTTCGACCACCCAGCCGGGTTGATCGCGTAGGTGTAGGCCTCGTACACCGCCGCTGGTCCACCGGATCGGTCCAATGTCCCATCGAGCGCCATCCCCTGGACCAGCGCCACCATGTCGATCTCGCCCTCAATCTCGGGATCGGCTTTGTAGAAATCGATCACCGCCGACCTCAGCGGTCCGAGGTGCCAGAATGCCGCCTCATCGAGTCCCTCCGCTGCGGCCCGTCCCACGAATCCTCTCGGGTTCTGGATCATGCAACTCACCACGGCCTTCTCTGCCATCACCGCGCTCGGCATTGCTCGGCTCATATCCCGACCTCCGCTGAGGTGAAATTCCGTCCTAGTCCGACATCCGACGAGGTGAAGCTGTCTTTCTTCATCGGCTTCTGCTCAAACACACCTTGCCAGCCCATCCGAATGCTAGTCTCGATGGCCGTAATCGCGTTCACCGCTCCCATCGCGCTGAATTTCTTGAGTTGCGCGTTCTCGGTCATCGGCGACCACGCTTTGAGGTTCGCCTGTTTTCGATATTCTTTCCAATTGTTCCACGCTGCTCTGAATGCATCCGTGTCGAGAGAAATGGGAAACTCCTTCTTTATATCTTCTCTTCTCTTCTCTGGTAACGGTTTTTGTAACGGTGGAGGTGTTACATCTGTAACGCTACGAGCGTTACATGCTCGGCTTTTTGCCACCCTTCTGTTCGTA